CAGCTCCCTTGAGTGCATTTTCAATAACCGGCAGGACATTATCTCCAACGGTGATCAGTGATCCGCTGAAGTCCTCAACCAGGGCAGAAATATCAGCATTGGAATCCCCTAGTCCTGTAACAAGGTTTTCCCAAGCGGCTTTCATGGCATTGACAGAGCCTTCTATTGTCTGGCTGGCTTCTTTCGCAGTCGTGCCGGTGATGTTCATGTTATCCTGGACAATATGAATTGCCTCGACAACATCCGCAAAACTCAGTGTCAGGTTTCCGTTCTCGTCCCTGGTGGCCTTAAAAGAAGAATTCAGCTTCTCGGCATCGGTAACGAGACGTTCCATCTCTGTCTTAGTGCCGCCATAACCCAGCTTCAGGTTATCCAGCATCGTATAATTCTGCTTGGCAAATCCCTGATACGCATTCTGAATGTCTCCCATGTTGGAGCCGAACACGTTGGCATTATCAGACATATCCCGGATCGCCATGTCTGCATAATCAACGGCCTTGCTGGTATCCCCTTCCAGACTGGAGATCAACGATGCAGAGAAACTGGTGACGGTTTCCATATAATCGTTTGCAGATAATCCGGCGGTCTCGAATGCTTTGCTGGCATTGTCCACAACACCTTGAAAATCCATGTCACCAAACAGCTTTTCAACGCCGCCGATCAGCTGCTCATACTCTGCAAATCCTTTGACAGATTCTGCAATTACGCCAGATACAGCAGTCGCAGCAGCTGCCGCTGCCACGCCAATCGCTTTCAGGCCGCTCTTGAAACCATCGCTGAATGTGCTACCGGCTTTCTCGCCTTCGCTGTTCATATCACCTTTTATGGCAGATCCGAACTTATCCATTGATGGCATGATCTGTATATAAGCTTGCGCTATTGCATAACCATTGCCTTTATCAGCCATTTATACTGCACCTCGCAACAATCTTTCTCTTGCTATTTCAAATTCCGCACCGGACCGGAATGCCTGGACATCCTTGTCAGTTTTGCCGCTCAAAAGCTTGAATATCGACTGCGGTCTCGGAACTTTTCGTTTCGAATGTGCGCTCACATAAGCGTGTTCTATGGATGTAAGCGTATCCAGTGTTTTCATGCGGATGATCATCTCTAATGAGTATTTCTGTCCGGTTATTTTCCTGATCGATCTGCTGTCTGCCGGGAGCCCACACGCAAGGACTGACGCTGTTCGCAGATCTACCGAGTGCAGATCATAAAGATGATAGTACTCCGCAAAGTCACAGATGAGAGCATCCTTACAGATTGCCCTCATCCGTGCATAAGCGATTATTTTTTTTTAGATTCGTTGAGGTTGGAAAAAAGTTCGCCAATCTCTTTCTGATAAGCAGAAATACGAATCTTGCCGTCACGAGTTCTCAGAAATTCGTCCAGCGCTTGTTTCTGTTCGTCCCCGATCATCCGGCGGAAAACCTTAGTCGTAGCAAACAGGCGCTGCGCTTTGGATGCTTCCGGATCTTCCATAACGATCAAATCATCAAAGATGTCCATATCATCAAATGCGTCCTTATCTACCTGATAAGTGAATCCGCTGGATGTCGTGATCGATAAAGTCTTATCATCCATTTAATCGCCCTCCTTTAAACTCAGCCGTTGGAAGCGGCTTTAATGTATTCGTAGTGAGTGTTGCCGGAAGCATCCGGTACAGCTCTGACGGTAGTTTCGTATCCGATTGCGTCACTGTCAGAATAGGTGATGTCACCAACTTCTGCGACCCTGCCGCACGGAATAACGATTCTCTTCAGAGTGCCGTCCTTGAGAACCATATCAGCAACATAAACCTGCTCCGGAAGCTCGATGTTGCTCTTAACATTGATCACAATGCCGTCTGCAAGTGTTCCGGTAACATTCTCTGCACCATAAACCTGCTTCAGGACATCAACACTCAGTGCATCCAGCAGCGTATACTGGAAGCTGTCCTCACGACCCTGATTGATTACCAGAACCTCGTCTCCGCCCCACGCTTTGATGGTATCGGAGGTCAGGTTGTTGGAGTTGGTCATGCCGTCTTCTGTAATATAGCCAAGCTTGGTAAACGCATTACCGAGAGCAGTAGTTGCATCGGTCGGAAGCGTGGTTCCTGCCGGTGCAACGCTGATTGCACCACCGACTGCCGGTTTTGCAGCTGAAACATTATTAGCCATTTATTTATCCCCTTTCTTAGTAATAAATATTGTAAACCGCTTGATAGCGGTATTCTTTGGTGTCCGGATCTGTGAAATTATAATCCGAATTCAATCTACATGAATAAACCTGATCAGACTGATCTGCAAGCGTCTCCATCGCTTCGATCACAGCCTCATTAGTCTGAGCCGCAGCATATAAACTGTCACTACAGATAGACTGGACTGCGATCATGGCGCTCCTGATCCGGTTCACTGATCCGGAAGAAGTCTTCTCCAGCACGATGTATCTTGCAGGCGGATTGACCGGGACTTCCAGGTATACATTGCTTCCGATCCCGTCCAGATCCCGACTGATCAGATAATCTAATACAGTTTTTTCGATCATGAAGCGCCTCCTACTTAACAGATTTCAGCAGAGTGTTGTTCTTCAGGTTGTCGCGTGATGCCTCTGGAGTTTCCGGAAAGACGTTGCAGGCCTGCCGTTGGCCGGTGTTGTGAACACGATGATTGTATCCTTCACCAGCTCTGGTAGCAGCTGCGCTTCCACGTTCTTCAACCAGGGCTTTCATTTCTTCGCCCCGGAGCAGCTGTCCGATTCCCTGATAGTCGAGTTTGATTTTCATCTTACTCATAATGCTCTACCTTGACTTTCTTGTTCCATGACAACGGAATCATGTCCTCAATCCCCTGCGTCGGCATCCCGATGGTTTTAAAGGTCATGCCCCAGAACTCGACCTTCTTATCCTCCCAGTCATGAGTATCGCCCTTAGGTATGCCGAGAACGTAAATGACCTTCCTTCCGGTCAGGTTCAGTGTGTCGAGCACTTCTGATTCTGCCGGTTGTCCAACCAATACATTCTCGACATCAACGGGCGTTTCCTCGTTAATCGGGCGATTAAAAGGATCTGTACCGGTCTGCTGCTGCTCGTATAACTTAATTGTTATTCCCTTCAGAATCATCATTCTCTCCCATCATATCGAGAAATCCGAATTTCGGACGTTTAATGCCAAGCGCCGCCAACTCTGACTTCTTAATGAAGATTCCACCTCCACCGGACAGGAATGTACCGGAGAAAGTGTATCCCAGAGCCGACTGCGAATACTGTGACAGAGGCGCCAGATCGCCGGTTGTCGGCGTAGATAATGATCTGGCAACGATATCAACCGTCACAGACCTGGCAACGATTGCAAGAGACCCTGTGTCATCGTCTGCGATCATCTGATCGAGATCTTTGTAACTTTTAAATGCTTCCTGACGGAGCCTGGCGCTGACAACATCCAGCAGCGCTTCGGCCCGCGTCTGTTCGTCTGGAGTTAATGGTCTCCAGAGCGTGATCACATCTTGCACTGTTGCAAATGCTGCCATCGCCATCACTCCTTATCAGCCGTTTCCGGCCTGAGCCTGAACCTGAATCAGACGGAAGGAAGCTGCATCAAGGATTCCCCATCCAATATATGCTTCTGCTCTCAGGCAGATCTGGTTCTTTCTCTTCAGATCACCCTGGCCGTCCGGATCGCCGTACTCGATTACTTCCATCGGGATGTTGGATGCGTAGCCCCACTTGAATGCTCTCTGGAAATCACCAACGATTGCCATGTCCGCTGCAGTATTGAAATTGACAGTCGGATTAACATCAATGCCCATGCCTGCAAAAGCGTTCGGGTTCTGTCCGAAACGGAATTCCGGATAAAGGGCTCTGTTGGAACCGGTTTCGTCCTTCATTGCGCCCATAGCAGCACCGAAAGTCGGAGACATTGCAATACCAGTAACATCGCCATTTGCGGCAATAATCTGCTGAACAGCAGTATCAATATTGTCATCCGGAGTTGCGCTGTTATAAGTAACAACATATTTCGTGCCGGATGCCGGATTCAGCAGTCCATCAAAGTTTCTGGTGGCCAGAGACGCAACCGCTGCCTTGGATGCCGGATCGATGCCATGGAAAGCCGCAATATCGAGAGCTCTCGCGATCTTCGTTGCAAAGCCCTCACCAAATGCCTGCAGATACGGAACCTGCTGTTCCTCTGCCATGTGAATGAATTCGTCCGTCAGTCTGTGCTGATATACGAACTTAATCGGGGTAATGGTAACGGTTGTGAACGCTGCATCGCCCGCAGGTTTATTCTCACCCTCACCAACAATAGAAGCTTCTCCGTCCATCGAGAACACAAACTGCTGTGTTCCGACAAAACGAATCGGAGACTGTCCGGACAGTTTTGCAAGTGCAGAATGCCCTTTGACCTTAGTAAAGATTTCCGGAACCAGTTCAACAGGAAACAGGTTCGTACTGGTTGTAATAGTAGCCATGTATTTCTACTCCTTTCTTAACGATTTCGCTAACTTCAAATAAGCAGCTTCAGTTGTATTTTTCGGAGGCTCTCCCTCCGGATCGGCCAGAGGCTGTCTCTGACCGGATTTCGCAAATTTTCCCAATTCCTCCGCGCTCTTACGAATTTCTTCTTCCGTAGACCCTTTCAGATAACTAAAAAGGCCGGATGGGATGCCAGTTTCAATGCCGATCTTCATCTTCATCGTTTCCGTTTCATACTGCGCGATCTTTCCTGTCGCTTCGGTATACTTCTGATTCAGATCATCAAATGAAGTCTTGTTATCCGTTATGGTCTTTTCGTAAGCCTGCTTTTCTGCTGCCCATGTCTCAGACTGTTTTTTCAGGTCTGTATAATCCGCATATTCCCCGCGGATCTTGGCTTCCTGTCGTGCAAGTCTGTCCTTGATAGCTGCGTCAAAAGCTTCCTGTGTTTCAATGGGTGTAAAATCTGCCATATTGTTTCCTTTCCCGGCGTTTTCCGTGCCGTAACGTAATTTGTATATTAAAAAGCGCCCGATGTGCTTAATAATAGATCTTCTGCTGTCTTGGTTCCGGGAACTCTACCGTTGCCCAGGATGCCAAAACTGCCGCATCCAGCAGAGAATCGTCCATCTCTGCGTACATGCTCTGATATCCGAAGCCTCCACCGGACCCGATTCTGCGTTTTTCGCAGTTCGTAACGACTGCCGTCAGCGCAGGCTGGTCCATTCTGCAGAGTTTCGCCTCAAAGATGTTTTTTTCAAACAGTGCGTAGGCATTTACGACCTGTTTTACTGTTGGAAAAACACATCCCCGGATTTTCTCTGCCTTCATTGCATCCGCCAGGATCTGCTGCCCGGAAGCACCATCTACAATAACTTTGTTCAGCCTCGGTTTGACTTTCTTCAGGAACTGGATAATCCAGTCTATGCCGTCACGCACCCGAAGCCGGTTCACAACCTCGACAAAGATCCGTTCGTCTTTCGTTTTAACAGAGATAGCAACGGAGACAGTTTCGCCATCTTTGTTGTATTTGATGCCGACATTCATGGTTCCTGTGAGTTTCGGAATGCTGGTCACCAATGTTCTGTCCCAATCTGCCGCCAGGATCGCAGACTTTTGATTTTCCCTGATCCAAAGTCCCAGACGCTGAATATTGAAATCGATCAACTTGTCCTCTGTCTTTCCGATCTCAGCCGCGACTGTCCGCTCTTTGATTCGGATGCCCAGAGACGGGTTTGTTTCGTACCAGAGGCTTCGGTCTTCCGGATCGGACCGTTCGTCCACTGACCATTCCGCCCATCCGCTGTCCTTCAGTTCGCCCGCAAGCACATTGTCTCGATAATCTCGGAAGACTGTGCCGGATGAAACCGGCGTTGGCGGTGTCCCGCACATGATTGTCTGCGGATTCGGCGATGCAGAAATGACATAAGTCAATGCTGATTCCTGGTCGATCTTATATTCCTGCGCTTCGTCCACGATCAAAACATCATAAGATTCGCCCAGAGCTCCGGTCGCAGTTC